CACAGTACCTAGTGAAAGATCAATTATTCCATTTGTTCCAATTGTAATATATTTTTCTGTATAAGTTAGAAGATCTATATTAGCTGTACGAATTTCTGCAACATCAACTTTTGAAGTATCAGCATCATATGCCTGAACATTCACCCCAATATCTGCATCTACAACAATAGTTGCATCATAGGCTTGTACTGTTGTTCCAATATCTCCATCTACAACAATAGTTGCATCATAGGCTTGAACATCTGTACCAATAACAACCCCTAGATTAGATCTAGCGGTTGTTGTATTAGTTACATCACTTAGATTATTGGTTGATAATAAATCACCAGAACCAGAACCATCTGCTCCAGTAGCACCAGTAGCTCCAGTAGCTCCAGCAGGGCCGATTGCACCAGTTGGGCCGATTGGCCCCACAGAAGGTAAATTGGTTAAATTAACTCCAGATACTGCAGGTAATTCTCCTGAAGAATTTAATTTAATAATTTGATCAGCACCAGTACCAACACCTTTTTCTGCTAGAGTAACCAGATCTGGATCATATAAATTATTATTTTTTACTTTTGTGAATGACATATATTAATCCTTATATTTTATGTGTCTGTCCATTCTGAAGTCCAAGAATCATCAAATCCAAAATCATCATTCTCTGTCGCTGTAATTGGGTCAACTTGAACTGAATATTTTTGTTTCCTAGTTGGAGAATTAATAGGCACATCAGTATAAACTGATGTATCAACTTTCTTAATAACACCTTGGGATGTTACTGGGCCGTATAGATTAACCTGTGCAGTAAAGCTCAGGGTATATATAATAGCTCTCCGTGTCGCAAAATCTCCATCATAAGAATCTTCATAA